AGTTTGACGCGTTTATGAAGCAGGTCGGTAGCCTCCCAGTTTTTGATAAATACAGGAACGACCCGCAGCGTATGCGAGCAATTTTCGAGGAATACTTAAAGACGCAGGGAGGCAGTAACTAATGCCAGACAATGAGCTTAACTTTAAGTCTCTACTCGACGCCATCCGACGTCAGGAAAGCAGCGTAAACCGCGACGACCCAAACGAGGTCACAAAGCCGCTCCCGCTGGTCAACCCGGAAAGTGGCGCTCGCGGACCAATGCAGGTGGTCCCAGAGGCTGCTATGGACCCCGGATATGCGGAATACGGCGCCAAAAACGTATTTGACATCGCCGAGGGCATGTTCGGCCAGAAGTTTGACCGCAATGAGCAGACCGCAAAAGACTTACTCGACATTCCCGAGGTCAACCGTGCTTACGCCGAGGCGTACATGCGTGCCATGATCCAGCGCTTCGACGGCGACATTGATAAGGCAGTCGGCGCTTACAACGCCGGCCCCGGCCGTATGCTCGGTGCCGACGGCAAATACTACAACCTGCCGGAAGAGACGCAGGACTACATTGGCAACGTGCGTCAGTATTACAACCAGTCGACCGGCGACAATTACGGCATCACTGTGTCACCCACGCCGCGCCTGCGCCCTGGCAGCGTGAGGCCCAAAATGCGCCCAGGAGGACTTTTAGGCTAATGGCTGGCTACGAACAATACATCCCGCCGGGCCTACGCGGCCCACTCCGCGACATATTCGGCATGGCCCGCGTGACGGGCGCCGGCGCCGCCGGCCTACTGGGCGCAGTCCAGCAAGATCCGCTGGCAGTTAATCAGGCGATCGGCGAAGGCATGATCGGCGGCATCCGGTCCATGGCCACCGATCCGGTCGGCACCGTGCGGGGCGTCGTGAGCGACACCGCCGGCACCGTGCAGCGCGCTTTGACGAATACGGCGGCAAACTACTTGCCGGAAGGCGTAACGCTGGCCACCGCCACCCCGGATCAGATCAAGACGGCAAACGACGCGCGCTACGCTGACCTTGCGTCAGCCGCTGGTGTGTTGATCCCAGGAGCGGGAGCCACGGCTAAGGGCTTGGGCGCTGCCGCTCGAGTTGCCAGCCGACTAGAGGTTGACCCTAATTCTATGGGGTCACTTTTGGGGAATGTTAGCTTGAAACCCGAAAATAACGGAGGCGGGATACTTGGCAACGGCGGTCCTGCCGCGCCATTTGCGCTTGAGAGCGTAGACATGCCCGCACACTCCAGGCCAGAGTGGTCGGGGCGAGCAGAAAACCGCACGACGCCATACCCAAGATACGAGCCCGCAAAAGGCACGACAGAGCGGATGGCCCGGCTAAACGAAAAAATTGCAAATCCAGACGATCCGATAAATCGCGTTTTTGACAATTACATCGAAAAGGGAAAGACGCTCGGCGGAGAAGACTGGTACAACACCGAGGAGCTGCGCGACTGGTTCCGTGGATCACTGGGTGACGCAGAGGGTGACAGGCAGTGGCGCGAATACATGGAGCTGATTGGGACCACGTCGACCGGGGCCAAAGTGCCACAGAACATCCGAATAGCGTCGTTTTATCGTGCCTTGGAGCCCACGGCTCGCGCTGATGTGGCGAGATATGTCAAAGAGAACGGCGTGACGCCCGTCAAGGCAATGCGGGATCTAGGATATGATATCCCCAACCTTCCAGACGCCCCATTTGGCTACGGCCACCTAAAACAGCGAAACCAAGCTGGAAACGTGCTCAACCGAGAAATGGGCACCTGGGAGCGTGAAGTTCCGGAGGGGCTGACTGGCGCAGCGCGCACGCGCTGGCTTCAAGCAAACCCGAAGGTTAAGGGATTTGGCAATGACCTCCTGGGAGATGACACAAATATCGCGGCAGATATGCACTTCATGCGTATGTTAGGAATGGCCGACGGCGGAGTTGATTTTTTAAGCGACAAAGCGGCACTGTCCATCGACAACATGTCTCAAGTAGTGTCGGCATACGGGCCAAAGATTAAAAAATATGTTACAACTCGACAGGTTAACGGAAAGCCTGTCAGCACAATAAATCTCAAGAAGGCAGCCGGAGATGGAGTAATTAAGGACACTAGGCCATTTCAGTCTATGCCAACAGCGTGGTCAGATACGCCGTCTGCCACAGAGTATGCAGCATACGAGAGCATGGCCAACAGGGTCGCGGAGCGTTACGGCATGACCCCGGCTCAGTTCCAAGCATCATTGTGGATGGGGGCCGGCGACATCACCGGTTTGGCTGATGAAAGTCAGGGAACATTTATGGAGCTATTCCGGCGATCTCTTGATAACCGGGCTGGTGAGCGCGGCCTAACCCGACGCGAAATGCTAGATGATTTCCTTAAAAATAAAGCCACACTGGCAATACCAGCTGCCGGGGGGCTTTTAGCCACGCAATATTACGGCGATCAAAATCAACAATAGGGGCCACAAGATGGACTATGAGATAAACGAAATGGCCTCCGATCTCGAGGCTGAACTGAACCCAGACGTCATGGACGACCAGGAGCTGCAAGGCATCGTCGGCAAAGAGATCGACGACGCCATCGACTTCATCGACAACTGGGTCTCCCCAGTACGCGCCACGGCGACGCAATACTACCGCGGCGAGCCTTTTGGCGACGAGGAAGAGGGTCGCAGCCAAGTGGTGAGCATGGACGTACGGGATACCGTACAGGCGATCATGCCGTCGCTGATGCGGATCTTCAACGGCTCAGACCGCACGGTTGAATACGTCCCGCAAAACGCGGAAGACGTGCCGGCGGCCAAGCAGGCCACCGAATACGCGAATTTCATCATCAACCGCGACAACCGCGGCTTCCTGGAGATGCACAGCGCCTTCATGGACGCACTGGTGCGCAAGGTCGGCATCCTCAAGTGCTACTGGGAAGACACGACCAGGTTTGAGACAATTGAATACACCGGCGTCGACGACAACGCCCTGGCGGCCCTCATGGCCGACCCGGCCGCCGAAGTCGACATCACCGTGAGCACGCCAGTGGGCGAGGCGCAGATCGACCCCATGACGGGCCAGATCGTCCCGCCACCCATGGCCCACGACCTGCGCGTTACTTACACGCACCCAGACGGCCGCGTGAAGCTGGAGGCTCTGCCGCCGGAGGAGTTCCTGATCTCGCGCGAAGCGAAATCCGTCGAGGAGGCTGACTACGTTGCGCACCGCCGCATCGTCACCGTGTCCGAGCTTGTAGCTATGGGCTACGATTACGACGAGGTCTATAACTTGTCGTCGACCAACGACGACATGGATACCAACGTCGAGCGCAACACGCGCAACCCGGCGCTGGCCAACGACATGAACGCACGCAGCGACCCAGCCATGCGCAAGGTGCTGTACGTTGAAAACTACATCCGAGTGGACTACGACGGCGACGGCATTGCCGAGCTGCGTAAGATCTGCACCGGCGGCGACGGCAACGTCATCCTGAACAACGAGCCCTGCGCGATGGCGCCATTCGCCACGCTCTGCCCAGATCCAGAGCCGCACGACTTCTTCGGCATGAGCGTCGCCGACACCGTCATGGACATCCAGCGGATCAAGTCAGTTGTCATGCGCAACTCCCTGGACAGCCTAAGCCTCAGTATTCACCCAAGAATTGCTGTTGTCGAAGGCATGGTGAATATGGACGACGCCATGAACACAGAGATGGGTTCAATCGTCCGCCAGCGCGCCCCAGGCTCAATCCAGCAGCTCACCGTGCCATTCGTCGGCCAGCAGGCGTTTCCTGTCCTGCAATACATGGACGAGGTTAAGGAGGCCCGCACAGGCATCTCCAAGGCATCCATGGGCTTAGACGCCGGCGCCCTACAGTCAAGCACTGCGACAGCCGTGGCAGCCACTGTAAGCGCCGCACAGCAGCACATTGAGATGATTGCTAGGGTATTCGCTGAGACGGGCGTTAAGCGCCTGTATGAGCTTGTCCTGTACAACATCACCACGCACCAAGATCGCGCCCGCATGATCCGCCTGAACAACGATTTCGTGGAAATGGACCCCAGGGTCTGGAATGCGAACATGGACGTCTCTGTGAACGTAGCCTTGGGCCGCGGCACTGACACCGAGCGGATGATGATGCTGCGCCAGATCGGCGAGATGCAGAAGGAAGCCATGTCTACCATGGGGCCGCAGAACCCGCTGACCGACATCTCCAAGTTGAGCAACACGCTCAAGGAGATGACGTCGCTGGCCGGCTTCAAGGACACGTCGCAGTTCTGGAGCGATCCGGCGAAGTTCCAGCCGCCACCGCCAGACAACAAGCCCGACATCAACGAGCAGCTGATCCAAGTTCAGATCCAGCAGATCCAGTCGGACATGCAGAAGAAGGCGGCCGAGCTGCAACTGAAGCGCGAGCAGATGATTATGGAAGACGACCGCAAGCGCGACGAGCTCGAGGCCGACATCCGCGTCAAGGCAGAGGAGCTGAAGGCCAAGTACGGCACGCAGCTTGACGTCGCCCAGATCCGGGCTGACATGGCGATCAACCGCGAAGTGATGAAGGCCCAGGCTGACATAATCACGGAGGCAGCGCGTGAAGACTAAGCAGCAGATCATCACAGACGGCAAGCAGGCAGAGCGCCTGCTCGCCGACACGGATTTGCTTCGGTTTCTTGAGGAAGCCGAGGCGGATTGCTGGACGCAGTTCAAGGCAACTGGCCCCAGTGACACCGACAGCCGCGAGGCTGTTTACATGAAGTTGCGCGGAATTGACATGGTTCGCCAGTCGCTGCGCAGCATGGTTGATAACGCTACTATTGAAATGAAGATGAAAAAGTAGCATAATGGAGAGATAAGAGATGTCAGACAACAGCACCCCGCAAGGGACTGACCTGTACAGCGCTCAGAATGCAATCAGAAGTATGCTCGCGCCCCAAGAGGATAACGTGACGACAGATGATGCGCTTGAGGCAGAAACCGCGCAAGTGGATGACGCCGAAATGCCGGATGGCCAAGAGGAAGAGTATGAGGCGCAAGCTGACAACTCTCCCGTCGAGGGGTCTGAAAGCGATCTGGACGACGAAGACGACGATGACGGCGACCAATATGGATCTCTTGATTTGTCCACGACCATTGAGGTCGATGGCGAAGAGATAACCATTGAGGAGCTGCGCAGCGGACACCTTCGGCAGAAGGACTACACGCGAAAAACTCAGGAGCTCGCCGAAAACCGAAAGGCTATGGAAGCGCAGTATCAGGAGATTGAGCGTGAGCGTGCTGAATATGCGCAACTTCTGCCAGCAATGGCGGAGCGCATCCAACAGGCAGCGGAACAGGAGCCGGACTGGGACACTCTGTATGACACAGACCCCGTGATGGCAGCGAAGGCAGAACGCCAGTGGCGGAAGGAACAGGAGGCGCGCACCGCGCAACTCCAGGCCGTCCAAGCTGAGCAGCAACGGATGCAACAGATTGAAGCGCAGAAGCGTGAGCAGATGCAGCAATCGTATTTGGAGCAGCAGCGTCAAATATTGCCTGACATCATACCCGAGTGGCGTGACAAGAAAGTCGCGGCCACGGAAGCAACCCAGATACGGGACTTCCTCCTCGGCGAAGGTTTCAGCGAGCAAGACGTGAGCGGGATGTCAAATGCAACGCTTGTGAAATTAGCGAGGAAGGCGATGTTATATGATCGTGGAGAAACGCGGGCCAACGAGGTTAAAGCTAAACCTAAAAAGCCGCGCGCCAAGATATTGAAGTCGGGTTCCAGAGCGTCACAGCCTAAACGCACCTCAGCAGCACAGGAAGCGCAGAACCGCGCACGGAAAACTGGTCGCGTCAACGACGCCGCGGCCGCAATCAAAGCCTTGCTATAGGAGCATAAACTATGACTATTATTGCAAACACCTTTACGTCTTTTGACGCCAAGGGTATCCGCGAAGAGCTGGCAAATGTCATCTCGAACATCGCGCCAGAAGAAACACCCTTCACATCCAACGTCGGTTCCGAAAATGTGTCCAACACATTTTTTGAGTGGCAGTTGGATGATTTGTCCAGTGTTGACGTCACTCCAGTAATTGACGGCGACGATGTTGCATCATTTGACGCAACCACAGCAACCGTAAGGGTCGGAAATTACACGCAAATCCGCCGTCGCAGCATGATTATTGCTGACAACCTCGGCTTCCAGGATCTGGCCGGCCGTAACGACGAAGTCGCATACCAACTTGCCAAGCGTGGTAAGGAAATCAAGCGCGACTTGGAAACAATCTACACAGGCAACACAGCCCGTTCCGCCGGTTCAGCTTCTGCTGGTCGCGTAACTGCTGGCCTGGGTGCGTGGATTGCAACCAACGTCAATAAAGCTGGTGACGGCACCAACCCAACTGCGGTTGACGGTTCCGACGCCCGTAACGACGGCACGCAGCGTGACTTCACAGAAGCCATGTTGAAAGACGTGATGCAGAAGGCATACACCGAAGGCGGAAACCCATCCGTTCTGATGGTTGGCCCGTACAACAAGACTGTTGTTTCTGGCTTCGCAGGCATCGCGGCTCAGCGCTACCAAGCGCCAACTGATGGCCCAACAACCATCATCGGTGCAGCTGACGTGTATCTGAGCGACTTCGGCGCCCTGACTGTGGTTCCTAACCGCTTCAGCCGTGAGCGTGACGCCTGGTGCCTCGACACTGAGTACGCGTCAATCGCAACTCTGCGTCCGATCCAAGCTGTGGATCTTGCCAAAACAGGCGACGCAGAGAAGAAAATGCTCATCTGCGAAACCGGCCTCAAGGTAACTAACGAAAAGGCCCACGGCCTGATCGCTGACTTGAACGTATCGTAAGTATGGTGGGGCGGCTTCGGTCGCCCCATTCACTCTGGAGGTAAAGATGAAAAGACTTTTTAGCCGAGACGAAGCCGCCGGGATCACGCGGTTCTGGCACGTCAAGCAGAACGGCGAATACGTTATTGAGACCGTGCAGGACAGCACAAAAATCATCGAAGCAAACAAGCGCTCGTACAACGACGTGTCGGGTAAATTCGGAGAACACGCAAAGGTGGCCTCCATCCCGCTTTCCGTGTATTATGAGTTGAAGAAGCAAGGCATCGCTGACGATCCGAAAGCCCTACGCAAGTGGCTAAACCAGTCGGAAAATAGGGCGTTTCGCACTCGAGAAGGTACACTGTAATGGCGATCACAACGTATGACGAGCTAAAGTCTAGCATCGCCAACTGGCTTAACCGCGACGATCTGACGGCGGTCATACCAGATTTTATTTCAATGGCTGAGGCTAATTTTAATCGTAGCGTTCGCCACTGGCGAATGGAGAAGCGTTCAACTGCAATCGCAAATACCCAGTACACGGCGCTGCCTGAAGACTTCATTGAGCCTTTGCGGTTCAGCATTACAAGCGGAACAACAACACGGCTTGAAATGCTTAGCCAGGCGCAAATGCTTGACCGCCGTGAGTCTTCTGATAATGTTGCAAACAATTCAAGGTTTTATGCAATTACGGACGGCTCTATTGAGTTGCTTCCTACGCCATCATCGGACCAGACGCTTGAAATGGTTTACTATAGCAGACCAACCGCCTTGAGCGACGTAAACAATTCTAATTGGCTTTTAACCTACTATCCTGACGCTTACTTGTATGGGTCGTTAGTTCACAGCGCGCCATATCTCGCAGATGATAGCCGCTTGCAGGTTTGGGCCGCATTGCTTCAAAGCTCTATTGATGCTATTAATTATGACAGTGATAAGGCAAAACACGGCGGAGCTGGCCACCGCATGAAAATTAGGAGCTTCTAAATGGCAACTTTAAATGATCGAGTGTTTGACAACGGTTTGACCGTTTTAGACACAGAGGGCAACCGCGTAGACATTTGCTCTCAGGAGCCGACGACTTATGCGCAGGCCACCAGCACTTACAGCTTGGGCAATGAGACTAGCATCAGCATCTCAGCTCCGGCAGATGCCTCGCCAAATGGCCGCAAGGTTACGCTGGCTGCAATTACTGGCGCGTCTGTCACAGGAACTGGCACCGCTACGCATTACGCAATTGTTGACACGTCAAATAGCCGTTTGCTCGCGACCGGTTCTTTGTCTGCGTCTCAGGCGGTAACTTCTGGAAACACATTCAGCTTGACAGCTTCAGACATCCGCATTCCAGATCCAGCCTAAGGAGTAACCCATGGTCACTCTTGTAAATCGGGCAAAGATGTCCACCAGTACAACAGGTACTGGAACAATCACGCTTGGCTCTGCTGAGAGTGGCTACCAAAGTTTTGCCGATGCTGGCGTGAGTGACGGTGACGTAGTTCGCTATGCCATCGAGGACGGCTCTGATTGGGAGATTGGCTCAGGCACTTACACGGCCTCTGGGACAACGCTTACACGCACGGTAGACGAAAGCTCTAACTCTGACGCTGCCCTGAATTTAACTGGCTCTGCGGTGGTGTTTATCACGGCTGCGGCTGAGGATGTATTTCAGGGTGAGCTGTTTGCTGAGAACCCGTCTAGCCCGACTGCACCGAGTGCTACTGGTACTAATGCTGTGGCGATTGGTAACAGTACAGCAGCAAGCGGAAACGAAAGTATAAGTGCGGGGCCATTTTCATCTGCCACTGCTTACGGTGCGTCATCTTTTGGCACTCTGGCTGCAGCGGCAGGGACATATAGTGTTGCTCTAGGTAGAAGCAGATCGGGCGGCACCACAAGTCTTGCAGCAATAATTGACAACAACTCATCAAGCTATGGTGCTAC